GAAGCTCGTATGCAGCAGTTTGTCAGCTTGATGCAACTGGACAAGAATGGCCGCATCAATGCCGATGCCCTCCTAGAAGCTATGGCTTCGTCAATTGACCCTGTTATGGCTGATGCCATCTTGCAGCCAGCCGAGCAAGCCCAGCAGCAAGTTGTTAAGCTGGTCACAGAAGACCTTTCTAAGATTTATGCTGGCATTGAGGTGGGTGCTCGTCCTAATGGCGCTCAAATCGCAATGCAGGTGCTTCAGCAGTATGCCCAGCAGCCTGATGTTGCTCAACGTCTCCAACAGGATGAGAGCTTCCGCACTCGCCTAGAAAAGTACGTCAACCAATATCAATTTGCTTTACAGCAGATGCAGAACGCTCAGATTGGCAAGCTAGGCACCGCTCCCGCTCAGATGGGAGAGATGACTACTCAGGGAATGCAGCAACAATAATTTATGGCACTATTTGGAAACTCGCGTCATCCGCTCCAGCAACAGCTAGACTATCTGGCTGATAAAGAACAGTTCTTAGACTTTCTTGACTATGTAGCGGCTGGCCGAGAAACAGCTATTGGTCAGCTTCACAGGGCAAACGAAGGTCGTATCCGTGAGATAAGCGGGCGCATTCAAGCGTTGGATGAAATCCTATCCACCTGTAATTACATGGCTCTGTCTGCGAAACGCATCAAGCGACTCTAACATTATTCTGCGAGGTGCTACAATAAAGCCTCGCAATTCTTAGCGGCGTAAAGGCTAATGAAAAATAATGTCAACAGAAGTCCAAATGGCTAACGCTGGAGCCTCCCAAAAACCAGTGAACACATCCAACATATCTGCGAGTAATTTTGTTACTCAAAGGTATAAAGCCCAAGTGGAGGCTGCTAAGGCGCAAAAATCGCCCCCGCCACCCCCAGTTGAGGAGAAGCCTATTCCTGAGCCAGAAGCTGCGGAACCTACTGAACAGCATCAAGAGCCTGTTCCAGAAAGCCCATCAGCCGATGTTCAAGAAGAAGCCAAAGTTCTTTCTAAGGACGTTGAGATAGAAAACATGAGTGAAGCGGAGCTTAAAGAGCTTGCGTCAAAACTCGGAAGCAAAGCTGTCGCTAGGTTTGGTGAACTCACCGCCAAGCGCCGCGCTGCTGAAGAGCAATTGGCACAACTCCAAGCTGAAGTTGCCCGTCGTGAAGAAGCTAGTCCACTTGAAGCTAAAGTGGAGAACAACCCATACGCCTCCGTTGCTACACCTGATGAACTTCAAACGAAGTTTACAGAGGTCAACGAAGTTATAGATTGGGCTGAAGACCTTCTTGACCGTAGTGAAGACCTTGCTGCCGATGACGTTGTTGCTAACGTCAATGGTAAGGAATACACTAAACGCGACGTAAAGGATGCTGCTAGAAAGGCTCGCAAGGCGCGAGACACCTATCTGCCAGCACAACATAAGGAAATAAAACTTGCCCAAGATCGCACAGTCTTGCGTCAAGCCCTTGTTGACCGTTCCAAATCGGAACTATCCTGGATGCAAGGCGATGACAACGACATCCGTAAGCAATATGAGGCAATGATGAGTGATGAGCGACTGAAGGGTTTAGAGAAGGCTCTACCTGACTTGGCTCCACAAATCCCGTATCTCCTCGCTCATGCGGCTAATAGTTTGTATGCTCGTCGGCCAGTGGACGCTAAACCGTCCGTTAAACTGTCCCCGAACAGCCCAATTATTAACCAGTCTGCCGACTCCCTCAAGCCAGAAGTTCGTCAGAACAAGGCTTTGAAAGACCTCAGCGAACGATTTGGAAAATCGTCTAGTTATAAGGACTTCACAAAACTTCGTGCTCTTCAACACACTAAATCTTAATTATCATGGCCTTTTCAAATACCTATTCCATTACTAATCCAGGCTCCGGCGTTTCTAACCGCGAAGACCTCACAGACGTTCTGACGATCCTCGCGCCAGAAGAGACACCCATCACATCGCTCGCCAAAAAGAGCAAAGCCACTGCGACATTCAATGAATGGACAGTCGATACCCTCGCTACCCCGTCCACAACGGGCGTGCGCGAAGGTCAAGACATCTCGTCCTTTACGGACAAGTTCTCTGGCCGCGCTCGTCTCGGCAATTACATCCAGTTGTTCCAAAAGAACTACATGGTGAGCCAATTGCAGGACGCCGTTGAGTCCGTTGGCCCAGCCAAAATTGCTGAAGCCGAGGCGAAAGCCATCCGCGAAATGAAGCGCGACATCGAAGCTACCGTTGCTGGTACGCAAGACCGCGCTGTTGAAGATGGCAGCTCAACCGCCTACGCCATGCGTGGTCTTGGTCTGTGGCTCTCCAACACCCCTGGTAGCGACGTTCCTTCGGCCTATCGCACGCCCACAGCGTCGATCAATGGCTCTGGCACCGCTCTCACTGAGTCCGTGTTCAACGGCCTCGTTGCCTCCATCTTCTCGCAGACAGGCACAGTGGACGCTCTCACCCTCGTTGCTGGTACGACCCTCCGTCGCACCATCTCTGGCTTTGCCCGTTCTGACGGCAATTCCAGCGAGAACGTGTTCCACGTCAACCAGATGGCGACCGACAAAGAGATTACCCTCTCGGTCAACACCTATGACAGCGATTTCGGTCTTATCACCGTCATCAATGGTAACCCAGCCTGTATGCCTTCCGCGACAACTGGTTACCTCATCAACCCAGACTACGTTGGTATCGCTGAACTGATGAGCATCGGTAGCACCCGTCTTCCAAATCAAGGCGGTGGCGAACGTGGCTTCATTGACGCTGCGCTCACCCTCCAGGTTTACTCGCCCCTTGCCCACGGCAAGATCACAGCGATTGCCTAATCGGTAGTTAGCTAGACCCCCCAAGGCTTGTGTGGTATAATCCGCGCAAGCCTTTTTTATGGAAATTATTACCAAATTGCCTCGGAGTTCTAACGGCGATGCCGACCGAGCATTGTTGAATGAGCTGCGTTATGGCGTTAAATTAAAGGAAGCGTGGGAGAACGAGCGCGAGAAGATTTGCGCCCAACACGCTGACAAGATCAAAACCGCCCAGAAAGACGCTTTTAAAAGCCTTCGTTGTGTAGCTGTCACCCCAGCATGGGAGTGGTTCAATATGCGTAATAAATACGGCGCAGAGGCCATGCGTGACCGTGGCTTCATGAAAGACTATCAGAAACGCTTCCCTCATCTCAGTCCCAATAAAATCTAATGGCAACAGGAACATACAGCGACCTCATTCTTCGGGTGCAAGCTCTTGCGGGCGTAAGCGACTTTACTCCTACCGAACTTACGTTCCTTACCAGCTTGGTCAATCGTAGGGCTAATTTGGCCTACGAAGCCACTGACTATTGGCCGCGCTATCTTGTTGCTGGCGAGCTTCGCAATTTGCTTACCATCACAGTAAATGCTGGATCATTTGTTACAGGAACAACTTACACCATTCTTACGGTGGGCAGCACCAACTTTGTGGCTATTGGCGCGTCAGCTAACACTGTGGGAGTTACTTTTGTTGCTACGGGAGCAGGCAGTGGTAGTGGAACAGCTACTTTCAAAAGCAACCTTGTTCCATTTGCTCAAGCGGGTAAGGATACGATTGACACCTTTCTTCGTGTACACAAGACCTACCAGCCGTTCTATCTCTATTCTGCTGTGGAGCTTGAGTATTACGTCAATGCTGACGGCGCTCACCTAGTTGGCGACACTTCTCCATCCACCAGCACCTTTGTCACCTACAAGATGGTGTGGGACGGCCCATACACCACAGCCAGCACCAACATCCCTGGCGAATGGTTTGACTACATTGCCCATTCCGTCTATGCTGATTTCCTACGTCAAGATGGTCAAAACGAGAAAGCCATCATTGAGGAAAATGTTGCAAAAGGCATTCTTGATGACCAACTTCAAAAGACTGATGTTTCCCGCGCAACTGGTATGATGGCCCATCGTATCTCAACCCATAATTCCCGCTCCTTCCGCCGATGAATAGCTTTGTTGTTAATCTCTATCCTAAACCCAATGGTACAGCCGCAGGCCAAAATTTGGCCGTAGCTGGAACAGCCGTACAATTTGATTCCACCAACTTCGACTACAAGACGAATGCGTTCTTTGTTACGGTGCATATCGCTGCAATTATTGTCACGTTTGACGGTACGACGCCCACGGCTTCTAACGGTCATGTCCTTCCTAACGGTTGGTATGGCTGGTGGAGCAAGGATGCGGCTCTTGCGGCCAAGTTCATCCGCCATACAGGTACTTCTGCACAGGTAACTATCAGTCAATTTACCAACTAATATGTCTAACGCAAAAGTAGTTAACGGCCCGATGCAGGTGATTCCTGTGTCCAACACTACCCATCGTAATCTAACGGTTAGTTCCACTTCTACCAACTTCATTGCCACGGCATTGAATGCCAATACGAGCCATGTCTATTGGACTCTAGCTGGTGCGGATATGCGTTTTACAATTGATGGTACAACCCCCACTGTTTCTGATGGTCATGTCATCAAAGATGGCAATAGCGGCATTTGGAGCCGTACATGGGCTGAATCCGTTAAAGCAATAGCTGTCAGCGGTTCTGGCGTCTTCACGATTAGCGAACTCAACTACCTATAAAATGTCTGGCTTATTTGACCAAATCACTAATTATTCCCCGCCCCTTCTAACTGCCGGACAGGTCAATTACAAAGGGACATGGAGCGCGGCTGCTAACACACCTACGCTTGTAAGCCCTCCTGCGGCTACAACAAAGGGCGACTACTACGTTGTTAGCGCGGCTGGCACACAGTTTACTATTAGCTTTGCGGTGGGCGACTGGATTATCAGCAACGGTACGGCTTGGGAGAAGGTGGACTTGACGGACGCTGTTTCTAGCGTGTTTGGTCGCACTGGAGCTGTTGTTGGGGCTAGCACGGACTATTCGTCAGTTGGCCTTACAAACACAGCTATTGGGGCTTCTAGCCCATCTACGGGTGCCTTCACAACGGTCACGGCAAGCAGCACGATTGCGGCTACTGGTGCAGTGACAGGTAGCAATCTTAGTGGTACTCATAGCGGAACGTCTAGCGGTACTAATACAGGCGATCAGACCATCACCCTTACAGGCGGCGTCACAGGTAGCGGTACAGGCTCATTTGCGGCTACGGTGGTCACCAACGCCAATTTAACGGGCGATGTAACAAGTGTGGGTAATGCAACAACGCTAACCAATGCTCCAGTCATTGCTAAAGTGCTCACTGGATATGTTAGTGGCGCGGGTACAGTAGCGGCAACAGATAGCATTCTGCAAGCTATCCAAAAGCTGAACGGTAATGACGCGACCAATGCCAATCTCACTGGCGCAATCACTTCAGTTGGCAACGCCACATCGCTCGGCTCTTTCTCCTCGGCCAATCTCTCGGCTGCGCTAACAGATGAAACAGGCAGCGGCGCGGCGGTGTTTGCTACAAGCCCTACGCTGGTCACTCCTGCGTTGGGAACACCCTCAGCCTTGGTGGGTACGAACATCACTGGAACGGCAACGGCTTTCAACATCAACGGCACGGTGGGTGCGACCACAAGGAACACGGTAGCAGCTACGACCATCAGTGCTACCAGCACAGTTACCGCTACCGCCGATAATATAAAAGCCTTTGTTGGAACAACTGGTGCTGGGACAGGGTTTGCTTATGGCACCTACGAAACTAACGGCGGCGCACAATATGGGCGAGTTGGTATCGAGGGTTCGTCTGGAGGAACTTTGTTAAGCGGAACTGGTGCTTACGATTTTATAGTTGGTAGCATTTCCGGTTCTACTTGGATTGGCGCAGGTGGTGCTGGCATTGCCAAAATCAGCGGAACCGGACTCGCTGTTACTGGTAGCGGTTACTTCAGTGCTGGAGCCTACTTCATGAACACTGGTACATGGGGTACTGGTAATTGGGAAGGACTACGCATCTTACAAAATGCGGGTAGTGCTTAC